CTGAAGAACAATAAGTACCCTGTGCTTAAAAATGATGCTGCCGGCCTTATGCGGTCAGCCCATAGGGTGCGTGAGAAATATGGCGCAGGTATTTTCAATGGCGCCTTTTCCAGCGCCTTTACATTCATGGAATCCGAAGAGGGCGTATCTCTCTGTAGCTCATCCCACACCACCAAAGCGGGAACCTCTACCACATATGGATTCGACAATAGTGGAACGACTGCCTTCAGCAAAATTGCTGTGGCGGCCACGAGGGTTCTGATGCGGAAGTTCAGGAGCGATATTTCGGAGAGAATAGAGATGTCAGACAATCTCGCCCTTGTCCTCCCGGATAATCTCGCTGATGATGCCTATGAACTGGTGCAGACTCCATCCGGCTATGACACGGCGGCCAGTGATAAAAACATGGCCTACAAGCGGTATCAGGTCATCCCTTATATGCGATTGGATGATTACAGTAGCACTAATTGGTTCATGGTTGACATGGACAGAATGAAACAAGACCTTCTCTGGGATGAGAGGACAGCGCCCGAATCTAACACGACCATCGACTTTGAGACCTACGTAGTGAAGCAGGCGGTTTATATGGATATCGGATGTGGGTTCAAGGATTGGAGATGGGTGTATGGGCATGTTGTGAGTTAATTCAATAACTTAACTAATATAGTTAAAGTAGATTATTCAAAGAACTTAGGGGATACCTGATGAGGGTTCCCCTAAACAAATATAGCTACCATTATAGCTTAAACCTCTTTAATTGGGGGAGTAATGGCTCCCCCTCTATATAGCACGGACAATATAGCGTTCGGCTAAAGGAGAGATGAGATGGCGACAACATGGGGAACTTTTAAAAAAACTGGAATACCTATACCTATTGGATTCCAGGGTTGTGAATTTGGAGATGTATATTTTGTAGATTATGGAAATGGTTTAGATAGTTATAGAGGGCTTACTCCCGGAACCGCTTTCAAGACATTGAGCTATGCACACACTAAATGCACTAGCAATCAGAATGATGCGATTCTTGTTAATGGTGTTACGGAAATCGTTGAGACAGCAATGATTCCCTGGACAAAAAGCCGTGTGCATGTATTCGGATGTAATGGTCCTGCGCCAGGACTTGGATACGGTGCTGGAGCCAGGGTAACATTGGGAGTAACGACTGATGCTTCTGATCTTGCCACTCTTCATAATACTGGGATCAGAAATACATTCAATGGAATAAAATTCTCAAATGATAACACTTTAGCTACGTGCCTTTATTCCTTAGCAGAAGGCGGAGAATATACAAGATACAATCATTGTGAAGTTTATAAGTCTGGATTATTGACTACAGACCTTACTGCAGAAGTCCTTTGCAACGGTGACAGCGCCCAATGGTACGGTTGCACATTGGGCGACATGGTAAACGAAAGAGGTGCCAGCGGAAAAGAACGTCCCAATGTACTACTTTCACGGGGATTAATTAGCGGCAAAGTGGCTAGGGATTGCTCATTCGTTGACTGTGAATTTTTACACAAAGCAGCGCATGGCGATGCGTGCCATGTGTATGGCCCCAATGCAAATGATGTAGAACGAAGGCTTTTATTCAAGAATTGTAACTTTTGGAATTGCATCTTAGCTGCTGCTGAAATGACTGCATGTGTAACTTTTGGTGCAACTCAAACTGACGGAGAAGTACTTTTGGTAAACTGTGCTGGTATGAATACAGGCGCTTTAAGCGCAACTACTGGCGTGTATGTGCAAGGAGCTGTTCCGACTGGAGCAACTACAGGCATAGCTGTACAGGCGTCATAATTGGAAGAATAATTATGTTGGGGCAGGGGAAACTCTGCCCCCAAAAAGAAATAGGAGACCTTATGGAAGATATAGAATTCTTCGGCGGCATAGATCGCAAGGAAGGCAAGCCCGATGCCAGGGTAACATCTCAATTACCTGCCTGGTATCACGAGGGACAGATTGATGATCTTCGGGAGAATATCGCTAGGAAGGAACGGGAAATCGCCAGAGGAGCAATCCCCTTCGAGAACATCATGAGGGCCAAAGAAGAAGTGAAGAGGGAGAAGGCGAAATTGGATCTTATAGAGGAATCAAGGCCAAAGTTGAACGATGTCACTAAGGACGCTATCTATAACTCCTACAAGGAACTTGGCGATCAGATAAAGGATTATATGTACACCCGCAGCGAAATGAAACTTGGCACGGTTTCCGCCCATGAGGAAGCAGATAGGATGGTAAAGCCAAGCATCCCTGTATCGCCCGAAATAGCCAGGATGTGCAATCTCAAAGCCGTGGATGGCAAAGTAAGCAGGAATGATGCTTCGATAGCATGGAAGATGATGGGTAAGCTATTGGGCGATGTTCCTACGAATGTGGAAACCCTCAGAAGGGATAACGTAACCATGAGAACCGGCGGGAGGCCGAAAAAGGGGGGATAAATGGGTGATTTGGCTGCGACACAAGTCATACTGGATAATGAGACTCATTATGTAGCTAAGTTTACCAATATTTCAGACGGCACGGGGGAAACTGCCACAGTTAAGGTAGACGTAAGTGCTCTAACCGTCCCATGTTACCTGGTCCAGATAGACGAAATTATTTATTCAACTTTTGGTGCGGGAGTTCAGATTTTATGGGATGCTACGACCGATGTTCTTGCCTGGATGATACCGGCAAATGCTTGTGGTCATATCAATTTTAAACAATCAGGCACCCCGCTTGTTAATACAAAAGCCTCTGGTTACACGGGAGATGTGAGTTTTCTTTTTACTGGTGCTTTGGCTTCTTCCGGGCATGGCTACAGCATTATTTTGGTATGCACAAAGACCATATAATCCCTTTCTTGGCCTCCTTCCCAAACGATAGGAGAAGTGTCGATGGATGGGAAGGAATTATTGTATCAATTAGAGAAGATCCTTGGTGAAGATGAACTTGCTACATGGATGGATAATAAGACTTCCTATTTCTATCTATGGGAAGGTGCCAGTAGATATGTAGCAAAGACCAATTGCCTTACCGCATATCAGGATATTACTACCGTAGCAGATCAAGTAGGTTATGTGCTCGATGCGGAGTACATGAAACTTTATCTGCGTGATTCTTTCAATCGGTACTACATTCGTTATTATGATCAGACCAATTATCATTTCATCACCTGGAAGGATTATGAAGAGATCATTCATGCTAACACCTATCAGCTTGTAGCAGATGCAAGTCAAGAAGGTGTAGATGTCCCCAATCATTTCTCCATCCATGATAAAACATCTCTCTATTCCCAGATAACGGGAACATGCACTCTTGCCGGGGATGAATCGGGCGGTGAATGTACCCTTACAGATGGTAGTGGTTTATTTACTACCACTGATTATGTAACCCCTGGCGATACTATCCACAATACTACCGATGATTCACACGGAATAGTTATCTCCGTAACCGATGCCACTCATTTAGTTTGTGCTTTGTTTGGAGGCACTGATAATGAATGGGATTCAAGTGATGCCTATGTTATCCAGCCCCAGGGACGCTATGAACTTATCTTAGATCCTCCCCCGGATGATGCCGATGACACGGTAAGGGTCTGGTATGTAGAACGACCACAGCCGGTATTCAGCGATTACGGAGCATATCGTCTTCCACAGCAAGCCATGGAACCCATTATCAATTATGCTGCTGCGTCTTATAAATACCGTGATGATCAGAGAGAGTTCGCGCGAGAATTTCTTGCTATTTGGGATATGCAAGTGAAGCAGGATTATGTCAACACGAGACCCATGATTAAGCAAAGAGGATTCAAGGTAAACTTGAAGAAACGAGCGTAATGGCAGGTGGAAAAAAACAGATAACGGCTTTAAATACGATTCCCTTCAGGGGAGGGGCGATGACTGCCCAGGAAAAAGCCCTTATTCCTGCGGGTGGATATTCCATGATTCAGAATATGCGCCAGGGACATCCCGGCCTTTTCCAGCGAAAAGGCATGGCTACAAAGCATACCACGGCCATAACGGGAACTCCCAAAATACTTTCACTTTATCAATTTAATAAAGCAAAACGAACCGAAAGTCATTTTTATGCTCAGGCAAGCGATGATGATATTTACAAGGCCACAGACAATCCGCCAACCGTGACTACAGGGGTTTTCGGTAGTGCTATCTTTACAGGATCGGCTTCTTCTATGCCGGCTGCATGGAGCAATCTCGAAGAAGTATGTCTCTTCTCTAATGGAAAAGATCAGCATCAAATAAATGCGGGAACGACTAATTATGTTAAAAAATTCATCAAATTCGATAGTGATGCTGCCCCTCCTAATGTACCCACGGATGGCTATGATTATACGCAAGAAGTAACAGATGGGGATGCGGCTACCTGTGCTGTTCTCGATTCCCTCGATACTTTAGCAAACTTTGAGTGCATTTTTATCTGTACGCCCGTACCTGCAAATAAATTGACCTGGACGTTCATCACGGGCCATGAAAACGATACCGCCGCCACGGGAACCTTGAGCTATAGGAAATCGGATAACACCTGGGAGGATACCGAGGAGATAGATGGAACCAGCAAGGGCGATACGGATACGCTCGGGCAGAATGGTTCTATGACATGGAGTCAACAGCCCGATGAAATCCCTTGTTATATGTTCGGAGTATGCGGGTTTTGGTATCAATGGAAAACGGGTACGCAGCTTGATGATGAAGTGGAAGTTTCCTCTTTGACCTATGGCACTGACGGCACGGCTGCCAAGACATTTGAATCAATAGTGAATGTATGGGCTGGCTGGCCGCCTTATGCGATCGAGGCCCGATTTCAATTAGATACAGGTGAGCCATTCGAGACCTACGGGACCGATACGATCGAGATAGATTCAATGACAACGAGTGGGAAAGTTTATTTCAATTCGTATGATCCTATTATGGGTATCTATGTAGATCCGGGAGAAACACCCAACATCACGGCGAGTACCACAGTCGATGCTATCTATGGGTGGACAGGGGCGGCTTTTGAAACAATGGGTACGATAACAGATGGCACGGCAGGGCTTTCAAAGGCGGGGTGGATAACCTGGACGCGCAATACGAACGTACAACCTTCGCAGTTCGATACTTCGAGGTACTACAGCTATTGGTATTATCTCGAAGTAGATCAGATCCTAAGTGATGATGTGATTATCAGCATAGAGACTATGCCCTATTTCGATATCAACGAAGCGGGAAAGATCGGTTATGTTAATGTGGCTTGGAAAGGCAGAGCGGTCTATAACTTTGGAGATCAATATGGATTCGTATCTGCAAAGAATAATCCACTTGTTTTGAATGGTGATGATTTCGGAATAATTGAGGCAGGCGATGGAAGATCGAATAGATGGACATGTGCAAGGCAATTCCACAATGAACTTCTCGTCTGGCAGGAAGAGAAGGGAATGGAAGGTGGATGTCTAACACTCTTTGAAGGCAATCAACCAAAGAATTTCGGTAAGCTACTTCTCTCTTCACGATTAGGATGCATGAATTCAAAAAGTGCAGTGGTAGTAGATGGCGTTTTAGTAGCGACTAAGACAGATGAAGTCGTAAAGACCATGGCTTTCTGGTTAAGTAGGTATGGAGTTCCTGCTACCGATGGGAGAACATGCACGATTATATCGGATGATATAGGTAATTATTTTGACCCGAAGAAACCTGAATGTATTCGCAAAGGATATGAAAAAGAAAACTTTCTCTTTCATGATAGTGCCGACAATGTATTACGCCTCGGATTGGTTTCAGGTGTATCGGTTCTGACAAGCACGGCAACAAGCACAACAGCTAATAAATTGAATGATACTGCGGGTGCCTT